TTAAAGTCTACAAGGTTCCCGATACATGTGGAAGCTGCCTTGAAGCATTTTATTGTGTTTGGAGTAGAAGACACGTACTTGCAAGATGTTGTTGAGATACTTTGCAATAGGTGATGAGATGACCAAAGATCGCTTTTATTTAGAATGTGGTTGTGGCAGTCCTCATGATGCTGTGGTGTTCGAGCGCGAGCGGGAGATTGAATTCAAGAAGGAAGGCTGGAAGGAAATCGATCCTCCTAACTTGTGCCTATACTTTCGTGTGTATCATGGGACCATATGGCGACGACTCAAATCTGCATGGCGGCTGCTGCGAAGCGGGTACAGCGAAGAGGAAGTGGATGGCTGCTATCGGTTTGATGAGCAGGTGGAGCAGCTGTGGGAGATATTCTTCCTGGTGCTGAGCGGGTGACGAAGTTCTCAATATCTCCAATTGTATCAGATCTCAAGGAGTCTATAGATCTAAATATCTTGAGAAACAAGACTATGCCATGGGGACCTGATAACTGTACGCTGCGTGAGAGAAAGGTTAGCAAGGAATGGATTATTGATTTTGTCCGATCCGCATATGACAAGCAAGTTGCAATGCTTCATGACATAGGCATTGGAATGATCGAAGGCGAAGGAGTAAAATCATGATAAATGCAATTATTATTCTAATTGGTGTGCTGCTTGCTGGCATTGTGATAGGTGCACTGGTGACAGGACATCAAGACAATCGTCGTCTGCAGCGAATACTTGATAGACTGCAGGACGCTCTCATTGTGCGTGGCGGAATTGCTCCACATGATGTTAACATGGTGAATTGGGCCACTGGTGGCAAAGCGGTGATAAAAAGTATTCGTCATGAATTGCAGGACAAGTAGCAATGGCTGATCAAGAGGAAATAGAGAAAGCTGCAGCTGCACTCCTGAAGATTGTGCAGGCTGTCGCTGTCACGCTCGAGAACCACGGAAATCAAATCAATCGAATTATTCAAGCTGTTAATGACAGTCACAAAAGCACCGAGAACTGTTTCTCAGAGGCTGTAAAGGCCATGACATCGTTGCACAATCGTATCTGTGCTTTGGAAGAGGTTGAGCGGCAGCGTTCTGATATGGAAGCCATAAGACAGATGAGTGCTGGTGGGAATGGGCAATCAAATTAGGAGACTATCATGACAGAAGTGAACATGAGTGAAGCTAAATCGAAGCGTGAGGAAAAGGCTGAGCAGCTCTTGGATGCAGCGATGGCAACCCTGATAGACACGACAAAGACTCCTACAGATTCTGATGTCGTGATGGCAGCGGTTGCGGTGGGAAAGCTGGCTTTGGATGTCCTAAAGTTTGAACATGAGGAGAATGCTCCTGGTAGAACTTTCTGGAGAACTGTTTATGGCAATGGGACCATAGATCTCAAAGCAAGCTCTACTGACATAGACAAGGAGATCAAATGAAAACTCTTGATATTCCTCACTCTGCAGCAAAGAAACTTGAGGCTGCAGGTATTAAGTCGGCCAGAGATCTCTGGAGGAAGAGAACAGTATCCAAAAGATCATTCTTTCTACAAAGATGAGCAAGAGGGAAGCTGACATTACGAGAAAGGTAACAGCATATATCATGGGTCTCCATGATGCGTGCCAATCCATATGCAAGTGTGCAGGAATAAAAAGTAGAGAATGGAGATAACATGAAAACTTGGATCAAAGCAGCTCTGGCAGCTATGGGTACGCTCATTCTTATTATAGGAATTCCCGTTGCCTTGTATTTTGTTTTCGGGATGATAGCTCTTAAGGTTCTGACATTGATGGCTCTTGTGGGTGTCACAGTGGGAATGTTAACGCTCTTTTTCTATTCATTTTTTGATCAAAGGAGATAACATGAAACACCCAGTCGCCAAACGTATCCGTTGGTCACTGATCACTGACAAGATGCCGAATTATTGCACCCATTCTGTTCCTGCCTATTACTTTGGTAAGAACTGGCGACAGAGGCCAACTCTGCATTGCTGGCCATGGTGGCGTTTGGCAGAAGGACAGCGTACCAGGAAAGTGGCTTATTTCATGGAAGCTTATGTCATCAGTATCTATAATGGCAAATGTTACGCTCGCAGGACTCAGGACTGATGATGTTTGGAATCTTCTGGTTTGGAGTATAATACTCCTGTCATGAAGGAAACTGTAGATCGTATCGTCTCACATTCCTCCTCCTTGGAAATGCTGGGTGACGAGTGTACAGAAATTTACAGAGATGGCAAACCTTTTGCTGGCATTGATCAATTCCTGTCTGACGACTTCTATTTTGGGAAGATAGCGAAGGACTTGTGGCCAGAGAACATAGAGGATCTTCTTGATATTTTTGATGCCGACAGCAACTATGCGGAGGTCGTGCTGACGGGAGCAACAAGTATAGGCAAGACATTTCTGGCCTGCATTGGCATGTGTTACATGATAGCCAAGCTGGGCCATTATAAAGATCCACATCGCTGGATTGGAGCTTCTCCTACTTCTCCGATTATTTTCATCAACATGTCAATCAACGAGCGCAAGGCGAAGGAGATCATCTTCACTCGCGTGAAGAACATGGTGGATGCCTCTCCTTATTTCCAAACTGTGCTCAAGCGTGATCGCCATCTCACCGAGACACTGGTGTGGCGAAAAGAGAATGTGTTTGATGATAAATCACAAACCGGACCTGCTATCATATTCAAGCCAGGCACAGGCGACTCGCTGAGTGCGTTGGGAGACGACATCTATGGTGGGGCTGGGGACGAGCTCAACTTCTTTCGTGTGGTAGAGAGCAGCAAGAAAGCCTTTGGAGAGGCGTATGATCCTGCCCAGCGATTGTATGATGTCATAGGACGACGCATGCGAGGACGATTCTCCAGTGGTGGAGCGGTGCTTGGGAAGTTCTGGCTCTTGTCGTCAGCTCAGTATCCGGACGACTTTATTGAGCGTCGCATTGAGGAGGCACGAGCTGATGGTACTCTAGGCACCATGGTCAAGCTTATTCGTAAGAGTACATGGGAAGCAAAGCGTGGTGTAACTGTGGGAGGGAAAGCGGTTTTCTCTGCCAAGACATTCCGAGTAGAAGTTGGCAGCAGAACATTTGGCAGTAGACTTCTGGATCGCTATGATGGAGTGTCAGGAAAAATCACATCTCTGTTTGCTGATGCTGATATCAAGGGAAAGATTATTCGTCCTCCTGTGGATCTGTGGTCTGATTTCTCTAGAGATGTAGAAGGCTCGGTGCGGGACTATGGTGGCGAAGTGACACGAGCTATTAAGCCATTCTTCCCTGACTCAGTGATGCTGTTTGAAGCAGCTCGCAGAGGCAAAGAAGCAGGTCTCATGCATCCGTGGAGCACAGAAACCACGACCCTCGTGGATGGCTCAGCAATCTTGCGGGATGTGCTGTTCGAAAAGAAACCTGGCTCCGACACGGTCTATCAGCCAAAGCGTCATCCCATGGCAGCTCGATATTTCCATATAGATCTTGGTGTGAGCGGAGACCCTGCCGCATTTGTGGCTGTGCATACAGCTGGATGGCGAGGAATATTCCATAGCAATACTCGAATTGATAAGCCTATTATTGAGGTGGATATGGTGTTGCGCATGCCACCACCTACAGGAGGACGACTGAATTTTGCTTCCCTGCGTGGGATCGTAATGATGCTACGAGAGCATGGAATGTGGTTCGCTGGTGGCTCGTTAGACCAATTCCAGTCTGAGGACACGATCCAGATTTTGAACAGCTCTGGAATTTTTACAAAGCGCATTGCCGACGACATCGCTCAATACTTGGTGCTGAAGGATGCATTGTTCGAAGAGCGATTGCTGATGTATGAGTACGAGCCTTTGCTTGACGAGTTGCTGAAGCTTGAAGACAGGAGTGGGAAAATAGACCATCCGCCGGGAATGCACAACGACTGCGCGGCGGCGTTGGCTCACGCTTGCTACAATCTGGAGATGGCAGAATTGCAAGGATCTCCTTCTCAATTAGATAGCCGACTTCCTGCATTGCCTATATCTGACTCGGTGCCTACAATAGCAAAGGCAAGGCAAAGCATGGAAGAGGATCTTAGAGAGTTCCTCGGGGGATCGAAAATAATCAGAAGGTGATGGACACTTTGAATGTATGTCAAGACGGCTTATAATTTAGGTGTACATTAAGTATGCAGCCTATTGACAATTGCTCTCTGAGGCTGTGAAGGATGGAAAGAGTAAGGAATCATGAGCAAAACATTTACAAACAAAGAGCTGTTCGGTGATCTTAGGGAAGCTGTGCCTTCGGGCACATTTGGTAGCAAAAAGTCAGGCGGTGGAGCTGTGACTCCGCTGCCAAGAGTTATTCCTAATAAGCCAAAGAAGAAGAAACCTATTTTCTTCAAGCCTATCAGACCCATCAAGAAGAAACCTATTCCCTTCAAGCCTTTGCCCACGAATCCAGGAGCCAAGTTTCGCAAATTCTCTCCAGCCCCAAAGAGACCTGCACCGACATCTCCTGTGAAAAGAAATGCCCCGAGACCTGTGCCTGTATTTGCAGCTCCTGCTCGTAGTGCATCTCCGAGTAGAGCACATGCTGGTGGATTCAGAGGGGTCGCACCATCTGCTGTGCGGAATCCTGTAGCTCCTCCTCGTGCACGTGCTGTAAGAAAATTCAGATAAAGAGACTCGCCATGAGTCACACTTTTACAAACAAGCAATTGTTTGGCAAGCTTCACGAGGAAGGAAACTCTGAAGGAGCTGTCAAAGGCTGGAAGACTCGGCACGGAAGTGATAGTCACAAGTCTCAGATTGATAGAGATTTTCTAGCCGGAGGCATCAAGATTGGTAGAAAATATGCCAAAAGTGAGCCAAAGGCTGCGCTGGGGGTGCAGGCAGCGAAGAATTCCCTGAAGAGATTTGGACAGACAAAGGCTGCTAATCGATATGTACAGACACTGGTATTGAAACAGCAGAAAAAAGCAAGACGAAGGAGCTCTTTTTATTCTTCTCCTTCTCGGGGCTCTGCTGCCCTACAGATATCACAGCGCAAACGATGGGAAGGATCTGATTATCACGGAGCTTAATAGCATGAGCCACACATTCACGAACAAGGATCTTGGCCTGAATGAAATGGGCGTCAAAGGCATGAAATGGGGCACTCATAAGGACACAGTCAATCGTGGTGTAGAGAGTAGAGAGATAAATTCTGGGGGAATTACATATTCCTCGTCAGGTCTGGAGAGTGCTCTTGTCAATATCGAAAGTGATCTTAGAAAAAGCCATTTTCACCCATCTATGAGACGAGCACGAGTTAGAGAAAGAAATCAAGTGTTGAAAATGCTTGGAAGGAAGTCCTAAATGGCAAAAGGCAAGCATATGTCTGCTGAGAATAAAGAGAAACTTAGACTTTCTCATCTCGGCAAGCATATGTCTGCTGAGCACAAAGAGAAACTTAGACTTTCTCACCTTGGCAAGCCTGCTTGGAATAGAGGAATCTCTCCCTCTGATGCGACAAGGAAGAAACAGAGTCTTGCTAAGATTGGCTCCAAGAATTACTGGTATGGGAGAATGTCAGGCTCTGATAATATCAACTGGCACGATGGCAAGAGTTTTGAAGAGTATGGTAGAGAATTTGATAGAGTTCTTCATGAATTTGTTGGCGAGCGTGATCATCACACTTGCCAAATCTGTGGACGAAAAGAAGGCACAAGAAAACATTGCATTCATCACATCGACTATGACAAGAAAAACAATGATACTATGAATCTTATAGAGCTGTGCAATTCTTGTCATTCTATAACGAATTTTAACAGATCCGAATGGATTAACTGGTTTCAAGAAGTCCAGAAGAAGCGCAAATTACACAACTGGTGCTCAGCTCTAGAACTATCATGAAAGTCAATAAGGGAGTAGAGGTATAAAATGGAAGAACGAAATGCCACACTCGTTGATCGCATAAGAAATTTTATCAACAAATCCTTTGGCTCCTCGCCAGTAGAGGATGCCAGCCAAACTTCTGAATTAATTCCGGCTCCTGCCAATTATCCTTCAATACTTGGCAAGGCTCTGCAGGATTATTATTACAGCTCCATGGCAACGACTCGCCAGCGTCTTGAGAAATATGATCGCTACAATTTCCTTGATGAAAACCTGGCGGAAGCAGCCGGAGTGCTGAATGTCTATGCGGATACAATTGTGGCTGGCTCCATTGGTGGTGAGGAATGTTTCTGGTTCAATGTTGACAAGGATACTCCTGCAGCTCTGAAACAGCAGGCCGAAGAGTTGGTCAAGAAGGTTGAAGCTAAGACAGGAATCAAAGAGCAGGTGTGGGACATTGCTCGCAACACCAGCAAATTTGGGGACTCATTTTATGAGATCGTGCTTGGTGACTATGGTGAGGGAGGAACTCCTCTGCCTGTCAAGTTGAAAGCCTTACCTGTGAAAGAAGTATTTGCCGATGTTGATGAGTATGGTGTCACTCGAGACGCCGAGAAGCCATATTTCCAGATTCGTTCTGGGAGCAATGATAAGATTCCTTTTGACTGGTGGAGACTACTGCATTTCAAGATTGGCTTTGATACATATGGAGTAGATCGAGCCATCTTTGCCAATGCTGCCACTCGTATTGGTCGCCAGCTTATATGGATTGATGACGCTCTGGTGCTGGCTCGCATGAGTAGAGCATGGATGCGTTATGCCTATATTATTGACACGTCGGGACTGTCGCCTGACCAGTCGTTTGACTATGTTGACAAATTCATGGCTCGTGTCCAGCGTCGTGAGATTGTAGATCGTGGCTCTGGGCGTATCACAGAAAGCGACAGAGCCTTGCTGCCAGACGAGGACATTGGTCTTCCTGTCACGAAGGACGGTAGGACTGATGTGCGTACACTCAGCGGTGACACCAATGTCAGCAATGTGCGAGATGTAGAATATCTCCAGAACAAATTCTTTACTGCCACCAATACTCCCAAAGCTTATGTGTCACTTGAGGAAGGAGTGAGTGCTCGTGCTACTCTGACTCAGCTGGATGTCCAGTTTGCTCGTCAGGTGCGGCGCAAGCAGATGTCTCTGCTGGCTGCTCTAAAAAGATTCTATGAAGTCGTGCTTGTGCTTGGTGGCATAGATCCCAAGAGTTTCAAGTGGGACATTTCCTTCCCAGAGCTGGCCACGATGGACGAGCTGGTGAAGTGGCAGATCGCAACGAGCAAGGCTCAGCTGGCCAAGACATATGCGGTGGACATGGCTGTGCTTAATACAGAATGGATCATGCGAGAGATCCTTGACTTTGATGACGATGAGATCGCTAAGTATTCTGCCATTGCTCCAGAGGACATGGCTTTCGCGCCCGAGGGTGGGAGCGGAGGGCAGCAGCAAGACTATGGCTATGATCCGAACGCTGATCCTAATGTGCAGCAAGGCACTCCTGGTGTTCAGCCTGCTGATGTTAACACAGGTTCGTATGCGTACACCAAACTCCCGCCGGAAATGGCAAAACTTGTAAGACGTGACCCCTACATAAGAGAGATGCTTGAACAATTGCACGATTTGATGTCGTGGAGAATGGCTATTCGCGATGACAATCAGATGGCTAAAATTGGAATTCCTGCAAGCAAGCGGTTGTTCCATCGACATAAATAAGAAAGTAGGACAACATGCCTGATATTACCACCATCGCCCAAAACCTGGGCCAGATAGCTGCTGCCTTCAAGGTGGGCGGCGCAATGCTTCTAATAGCCTGTCTCGGATTTATCGGATTCAAAATTGTTGAAATTTTATCTAAGCGTCCGCGTCAGGCGACACAGGCCGTCACTGTGACTATCCCGACCAAAGATGGGGACGGGGAGCAATTTCCAGAATGTCCACTCCATTCCGGGGTACAACGTCAGCTTGATGAGTTCAAGGAATTTCGGAAGGAAAACCACACGGAGCATCAGCAATTATTCTCCGATATCAAGGGGCTGAGCGTTGCCGTTGCCGGAGTTGCTTCAGCCGCGACGACAGCCTCTGTGCAGGCAACCCAAGCTGTCAGAGATGCTTCCCAAGCAGCGGCTGCTGCTGCCGCTGCTGCCGCTGCTGCCGCTGCTGCCGCTGCTGCTGCTGCCACTCGCAGTAAAGGGAGACTATCATGAGCAAAACATTTACAAATAAAGACATCTTCAATATCAGAGAGCAGGCACCTGCCAAGGAGCACCATCACGCCGTGGCGCAGGCTTTGCAGACCAAGTCTAGAAAGGAATCAGATCCTCGCACGAGTTACAAACTGCACCGATCCGCGATGCGCCACAAGGCACTGGCTCGTAATAAATATTGACACAGTAATGTGATGCCACCCCCATCTGACAATCCTTCTCTGCTGGAATATGGGACTCCTGAGTCTGGCAACTGGGGCCATGCAGGAAGACCAAATGAAGTAGGAGGGAGTGCCAAAGAGGGTGGGACTAAGACAGCAGAGCCTGTTATGAATCAGCTGTCTATTATTAGAGGGAAATTTGCTCCTGGCTCTATTGCTTATCATGTTATTCCTGATGTATCTTTTAAAGACATAAAGAAAAGAGGCTTGGTGTCGGGATATCATGGAGAGCTTTATGGTGGCAAGAGAGGTCGTATATTTCTGTTTGGTGACAGAGATGAAGCTCGATGGTATAGGGATGTCCAGCAACACGACGCTAGTCAAGACGGCAAGGATTGGCATTATACTATTGTCCGAGTGAAGGTGGGTGGCTTGTCTGGAGGAAGAGACTATACTTTATATCCTGATCCAGAGCAGGAGCCTGAAGGATTCATCTCTAGTGCTGTTTATGTTAATGGCGGCATTGAAGCATCAAGGATTCTCAAAGAGCAGCTGCTTGGCAAAGACAAAGCAGCTCGAAAACAATCTCTAAATTTCATACGTGAAGATGTTCTTGCAGTTTTTATGGAGCTTCTTTCTGAATCAGACAAAGCAATTTCTGGGGCTGTTGCTAAAAATCCCATAATGCAAGGCCAGTCAACCTTATATTTTTCTCTGGGTATGCGCAATCAAAAGGTCATGCAGGCTGGCTATGCTGCTGTAGCAGACATTGACTCGGGCTTCAGAGCTGAGCTGACTGACATATATGCCAAGTATGCAGGAGGCACACTTGATTTCAACCAGGCTATAGATCGCTGGCGTTCCGCTACATCAGAGGCTTATGAGAAGATGTTCCTGGCAGGCTCAAAAGCTTCTGGCAATCCATTCTATGATGAGATGGGCCTGACTAGCCAGGATCAAGATTTCATAGCTAAAGCCATTGCTCACGAGGAGACATTCTTCTCTAAGTTTCTCATTGATATCAAAGATCCTGATCACACTCCACGCATTCCTTATGATAAGCGAGCGATGATGTATGCAGATTCTGCAAAAAGCGCATGGCAGAATGGAATTTTAGCAGGTGCGGGAGAGAATATCGAGATTGATTGGGTGCTTGGTCCTAATGACAATCATTGTGATGACTGTGTAATTCTCAGTCAGCGGAGTTATACTTGGGAGACACTTCCAACGACACCACGAGCTGGTGATACTCAATGTCTCTCTAATTGCAAATGTTCTCTCAATGTACGCCGAGCTCCCGCTGCCAGCATTCCTGCTCTACCTGGAGTCGGAGTTCCTCCTGGAGCTGCCTGGGTTGAGGATGCAACCAATGGCATGCCAATTGAGGGCGTGTTAAAATCTGAGTTTGACGATATGTATAGTAGCATGTACAAAGCTCGTCAAATGGTTCAGCTGGCCGACACCCCTGCTGACAAATTAGAATGGATTAAGACTCGTCGTTCTATCAATGGTGACATTATAAATGCTGCCTCGCGAGCGGGAGTGCGCGTGACACCAACGGTGGCTGTGAGTGACTTGGTGGCAGCAGCAGAGGACGCTGCGACCTTTGGGGGACGCCTGATGGCTGACGATGAATTGTATGGCATGTTACAGTCTGGAGCCATTGGCAAAGGCGATGAATTCGTTCTGCTCCGAGGCAGCAAAGTCATCAGAGGAATTGCACAGGAGGCAGAGATGGGCTCTCTAAGTCTTGAGACCACAGATGGGGCCATCGTCTACAATCGCACCACGGACGTCTTGTTTAGAATGCAGCCACAGTATGAAAATATCTCTGATAGCGAATTGCTGCGACGACTGAATGCTACGCTGGGAGATAAGGCAACAGAATTGCCTGGTGTGATTTTTAGCCAAGAGACAAATAAGGCTGTGGCCGATCTCTTCACTGGGCAGACTGTGGCAGAGAGATTCCAGTTTTTAGCTCGCAACTGGTCAGGAGACGAGCCAGAGTCTCGATTGCTGATTAAGAAAATAGCACGAGACATGTGGGGCACCGATGTGGCTGCTGCCTATGAGCCTGCGCTGTCAGCTTCTGGCAATGCCATGAGCATAGATACTTTGGCCAAGAGGGTGTTTGGCACAAAAGTTAATATTGAAGAGCTCCGACAGATGGTTCGCGAGAGCTCATTTTTTAGCCAGCAGCTGGCTGGGAGAGCTTTGGGCTCTGATGTGGCAAAGACCCTGTATAGATCTGTATCACAAGCAGAGCTCCTGGCAGTCATAGAGGGCGAGACGGCAGTGGCAAATGCTGTGGTGGGAATGTCAGAGAGAGCTGGGGCAGGCATTCCTGCTTTTGCAAAGGACACAACATCAGTTATTGAATATGCGGTTCCTGTGTCAGAGGTGCTATGGCATCCAGGTATGAAGTGGTCAACTTTTCAGGTCGAGCAGGAGTGGGTCGTGCGAGGCAGCAAACTGGTCAAGGCCATGCGGGTGAGATACCAAGGAGTGTGGCACACTTTGGCAGAGATGGGAAAGATACTTGGTCTATAAGCTCCCCATGGATGAGCGTATAATAAAAGGCAGAGAGGAATAGAATGGCTGAGCGGCACGAAGACTTTTTCACATCTAACAGTTTGGCCTTTGCTCGACTGTTTGACCATGGCTTCACTGACCAGGATCAGGCAGAGCGAGTGATACGAGCCATTCAAGCCGAGAAACTAACATGGGACTGGGTGCTGTCGCGTTCGATAATGGACACACTGACAGCATTGGACAAGATCCAAGAGAAGGCTGATGCTGAGCATGATGCCGAGGATCTTGTGGAGCAAGAAGTGCCTATGGGTGTTTCCCAGCCACAGACCCCTGCTGTCCAGCTCACTGATCCTCGTAAAGTTCCGAATCTCTATCTGAGTATGTTAAACAACGACCAGCATCTATTTGATGAATGGCTTGCGCTCTATGATGCTGCTGTGGCACGAGGCAGTGCTCTCCCGCATGATGTAGCATGGATAGAATTTAAGAGAAAGTATAGCTGTGTTCCCAGCGCAGGCTGGATAAGTCTTGTCTCAGGAGTGACCAAATGATACCATTTTGCTGTAAAGATTTAGACAGTCATGTGTGTAAAGATCCCAACTGTGATCATCATGATGATTCAGTTCTCTACTTCCACCAGGCTTGCCACCTGGGCGGTCCTATAGAAGCTTCTTATGACAAACTTGATCACACAGTCACAATCTCGTGTCTCGTTTGTCACAAAGAAATTGTGAAGATCCAAGTTGCTGAAGAGCCAGTCAATAACTACATTGTGCCAGAGCCAGCAAGGCTGGTCAATAAGGAGAAAGCTATGAAACTTAGCATTACAGACGAGCGAATCACAGAGATCGTTAAGGTGATGCAAAAATGGGTGACTTCGACCATCGGTCTCAAGTTCCCTGTCAAGCGTACTTGTGAGAATGTGGATATCTCTGATTGGCCAGATGAGACTGGAAAGTCAAAGGATCTTGGTGTGTGGGTCAAGCTGATAACTTCAGGCAGAAATAGTGTCAAGAATCCGTTGCCAGAGTTCTGGTTTGGGATATCGGCTGGTGTTGAGAAGGTAGCTGGTGTTTATGAGAAACTGCTAGATGAATATGTCCTGGATAATTTCTCTGTCCTGTATGCTCCTTGGGACAAGGACAAGAAGCGTTGGGGTCTGGATGGGGATTATGCTTATCTGCAGTTAGAGCCAGGAACTGCAAAGATCTCAAGTATGAGTTTTGGGAACACATACGATCTCGATTGATAGAGGAGGAGACATGGGCACACAGAGAATCGTTTGTCTGGATCCTGGGCACGGTGGGAATGATCCAGGTGCAGTAAACACATCTCTTGCTCTCCACGAATCAGATCTAACTCTCCTGCTTGCCCAAACAATTGAATCAATGTGGTCCACAGCTCTCATAGCAAATACAGAGCTTTTATTCACTCATCTTGATAACAATTTGGTGTCACTTGTCGAGCGAGTTCGCATCAGCAATGATGCCAAAGCTGACTTATTTATCTCTCTGCATTTCAACAGTGCAGATAATGCCGAGGCTGAGGGTTT